ATAGCTCTTCCTTGAATAGGATTTCTATTTATATCGTAAGCAGAAACATTAAACCATTTTTCCCATCCACCAGCTTTAGTTAATATTATCCAAGCAGCAGTTTCAATTTTAAATTTAAACCAATGGTTTACAGCACCACCTGCATATCCACCTGATTGTGGAGTATGTGTTCCACCAAGATTACCTGTTAGATAACGAATAGAAGTTTGGTCAAATGTTCCAACTAATAATGGATTTTGAGCTGTTCTTTGGCGTTGTGTAGTTTGGTTGCGAGCCATTATTATTGAACACTAGTCTATCCCTCATCATAATCGGGAGTATCTTTGACAGACAAAGGATCATTAATAGTTTTAGGATATTTTTCTTCGATAATTTCTTGTTCACGATTTAAAGATCTGGCTTTACTTATTCTCATTAATTTTGCTGCTTCAAAATTATTATTAAAAGGTTTTATTGTTTTAGGATAAGTTCTTCTATTCCACTTGGATGTCATGTGGAGAGGATTAAGACACCAAGGATTACCACATAAGCGAGTAACAAACATACTTCCTATATCTCCCCATGCACATTGGTAAATGACTTTATGTGCTGTGGTGTTTTCTGCTTTTTGTTTCGTATATTCTGAACGATAAGAAGGAAAGCAAACTCGATGAGGACCACGTTTCCCTGGAAGACTAGCTTCCCAACATTCATCAAAATTTTTAATATTAATGTTAGCCCATAAGCGATGATATTTAGTTGTGTAATCTTTATGTAGATAATTTATATCAAAGCCACAAACATTTGATTGTATTTTTATGGCACAGTGATAACACCAATGTCTTTCTTGATCTCTAATTGTATGACCATGAACGCAAGGAAAACCATGATAATAACCTTTCTCATGTAGTTCATCTAAGCTGATTTGATCTATATCAGGAATGTATCTAAATAAATCAGATCCAGACGACATTTCAATTAATTCATTTAAGTTAGACATTAAGTATTGAAGATAGGTTTTAATTCTAATCTGTTATCTTTTTCTTTGTTTCTATAGTTATGTTTTATACAGTATTTGTCTGGACAATATCCAGTTCTTAAATAGTAAACAATTCGATGTACCATATATTCTTCATTATCAATAGAGACAAAATAATATCCATTTGATTTGTTTAAACGTCCAACTGGATCTCCTTTTTTATAACGAGCTTTCTTTTGTAACCATTCCAAACCACTTGGATATTTATCTGAGAGTTTAAATAGCTCTTCGATACGCCATAATTCAGGCATTTTTTTATAATTATGTGGCATAAATGTTGTAAAAACACAGAATAGCTTATAAATTTCTTATGTCTATAGATAGATTACATTTTTATTCTAGGTTTTATTAATTCTCTTTTGAGACTCAGAATAAGAGTGTAATTTAGACCATGTATAAGAAAAAAATACTCTATTCTAGGTTTTTCTGTACACGACCATAATCATCTTCGATACGTACAATATCGTCTTCAGAAATTTTATCCCCAAATTGGACCTCTATAAGAACTAAATCTGTCTTATCTGCTTTTACTCGATGCGTTCCTAGAACAGGGATGTGGATACATTTACCAGTTCTAGCCTTTTGCCATATGCCATTTGCAAAGACCTCTCCTTCGCCTGACGCAATAATCCAAGTTTCACTTCGATGTTTGTGGTACTGAAGACTAAGTTGTTGTCCTTTTTTTACATTAATAATCTTGGCTAAATAGCCAGGTCCTTGAAATAAAGCTTGCCACCAACCCCAAGGACGAAAGGTAATCTTTCTAAGCATTTCCTATTTTCCTCTTCTTACGAGTTTTTTTAGCAGGAGAAACTTTTTTAACTGAATGATCTACACCTTTTACTACATCCTCAAATATTCCTGCAAATTGAGAACCAATTACTTCCCAAGTAAATTGTTTATCTAAAACTCTTTCATAACAGAGTTCAGCTGTTGCTTCTAACTTTTTAGGATTGTTATATAAGTCATTTAATATTTCTACTAAATGATCAGTAGAAGGACAAGGCATTTCTCTACCGAAATTAGTATCAGTATCTATATGATCACAACGTATTAATTGACCATAGCCTTCAAAAATTTCCTTACAGGACGTATGCCCTGGTACAACTTGAGCAACTTTGCAAGCAGCCTGTTCAAAATTAACAAGACCCCAACCCTCACCTTTACAAGTATTTACACCAACATCAGCTGCGTTATAGATCGTATTAAGCATATCTAACTCAACACTTGGAGGTCCATCTACATCTGCTGTAAGAATGATTCTGCCATTTGGATCTAATTTATTTCGTTTCATCTCTCGACTAAACAAATGCATAATATCCCAACCTTGATCTTTCTTACCCATATGTAAGTACAGTTGGGTGTCAGGTTTGTCTCTTGCAAACTTAGCGAAGGCAGCAATTGTTATATCAATACGTTTACGGAACTGATTACGATTGCCATTAAAGACAATAAATATATCTTCTTTTATATTTAGTTTCTTTCTTGCTTCTTTTTTATCAATAGGGAAGAATTGCCCTGGTGTAACTCCATGAGGAACAACAGCTATAGGTTTAGTAATTCCACCTTGAATAAATTCATAAGCACCAAACTGTGTATATGAAATCACTCCATCCCAATCATTAGCCGTGTCAGATAGACAACCAATCCAACCATAAGAATCCATTGGTGCATAACCAATAAATTTAAATTTCTTTTCTTTATGAAAATCTTGTATCTGTTTATATTGCTCATTAATAATCCACATATCGTTAATCGTAAAAACAATATCTGGAGCTTCTGCTTGAACTATTTCTCTAATACGATTTTCACCAAAAGGTGCTGTTTGAAATCTATTAGATGAAGGATACATCTTATATTTCTTTTGAAGAGGTGTTGGATCACCCCACCAGTTATGAGCTAAGACAACAATATTAAATTTTTTAGCTAAGTAAGGAAGAACATTTTCTGTGACACGAGCGAACCCAGTCTTTGCAGCAATATCACCACACCACAAAAGCTTTGGTTTTTTAGCCATTACAATCCTATTTCTGTATTAAATATACATAGATTACACAAAAATAGTAATAGTTAATTACCCTTCTTCTATTTCTTTTTTATCAATTATGTCTCCATATTCCTTTCTCCATTTGTCT